AATATTAGACCGCTCACATTATTAATAGATACACTCATTTTTATTATTATTATAATTATAATAATAATAAATTCTTTATATTGTTTACATATATTTACCATTCATTACGATAATATACTAAAAAAATAGTTGATTTATATAATAATGAATTATACTGTAATAGGTGATAGTTTAATACAATACTACGATCATCACGATGTTATAAGTTATCCAGGAATGACGTTAGAACATTTTATAGCAAATTACTTACCATTATTAGTAGATTTAGATGAGGAATATATATTTTGTTTCGGCGCAAATGATTTAGCATCTGGTATTCCAGAAGATGAGGTTATTCAAAATTATTCGACACTTATAGAAAATAAAAAAAATTGTTGTTTAATTTTACCACCGTTTCAAACAGATACATTTTATGAAAAATGTTTCGATAAATTGGATTGTACGTTTATTCCCACATTTATGCAAAATTATACAACCGTAGATGGATTACACCCAACCGCCAATACATTAGCTGATCTGAAAGACGATATTCAAAATGGATAAAAAATCATATAAAATCTAAATATCCACTTTTTTTTTACTCAAATACATAAATCTTTCTACAATACGGTAACTCATATTTGGTATCCCATTACATAAACAATATATGCATATTTGCTGATAATTCACCGATACTTTCGAAAAACAAGAGCGTATATAATTGTTATCAAAACATAATGGTAATTTTTCGTCAGAAGCTATGATATATTGATAAATACCAAATTCACCACGAATTGTATTTAATAGGGTGTTATATTGTTTCAAATAATGTGCTATTTTGAAATCGTAATCTCGACTGCTGTTTAAATAGAAATGTTTGTCCAAGAAAAAGTCCATTTTCTCAATAGAATCGTGTGTTTTTTTGAAACGATCCAGGACAGATTCTTTAAATACACCTTTCCAATATATATTCCATATTTCGGTTTCTAATTCGATTGGTAATGTATTCATAATTATAATAGTCTTATACAAAAAATGAACTCACTCACCATAATAGTTCTATTTTCTCATTTTTCTTGTTTTTTTTAACTTGTTTCTGAATTTTTTATTAAACTTTATTCCTCGTAATAATCTCATTTGGCTAATTGCTTTTGTCTTTGTCGTACATTTCGCCATAATACGTCTAGATTTCTTGTTTTTTACGGTATAACAAGGTTTCTTGGACACTTTTCTCATAATATACGGCATTTATATTATGATGATAAAATATTACTTGAGACCATTATGTCTTAATAATGCTTCTACTTCGGGTTTTCTCCCACGAAATTCTACGAATGTATCCATGGCCGGTTTAGATCCACCATTTGATAAAACGGTGTCTCTGAAACGACGTCCAATTTCACTTTGTTTTTTGGGATTTTCCTCAAACATACCAAAACTATCCGCGGACATTATTTCCGCCCATTTATAACTATAATATCCGGCACTATATCCTGCGAAAATATGCTGAAATGAACATAAAAATCGGTCTTGGTCTAAATAACGCTTATATGGACAATTTTCGGTGAAAATCTCCTTTTGTATATCCCATATGGAACGTTTTTCCTCACGTATTTTTTCCCAATTGCTATATAGATACAAATCCAACTTTGAAAAAGATATTTGTCGCATCATAGCCATACCTGCTCCATAATTCTTCTGTTCAACCAGACTTGTATACATCTTCTTGGGCATTTTCCTCCCCGTTTTATAATGAACCGCCATTCGCTTTAATGTGGTCTCATCATAACACCAATTTTCCATAAATTGGCTCGGTAATTCCACCGCATCCCATTCAATACCACTAATACCACTAATACCGCTAATGTCTACACGGGTTAACATATGTTGTAATCCATGACCGAATTCATGGAATAGCGTCTCAACATCCGAAAAACTCAAGAGAGAAGGTTTGTCTTTTGAAGGAGGACTTCCATTACATACCAAATAAGCGACGGGAATGGTATGTCCAAGAGCACGGTTCTTATCTACACACGAATCCATCCAAGCACCACTGCGTTTGGTCTCTTCTCTTACAAAAGGGTCTAGATAAAACCCAGCAATAATAGTGCCTTTGTTACTATCCCCTTCAAATACGTCATAATATCGAACATCCTTGTGCCATTTTTCCACTTTTTCTTCACGTTCTTCAATAAAAATTCCAAATAGACGGTTCGCAATAGAGAATAACTCTCGCAATACATTATCAAGACACAAATATGGTTTCAAATCCTCGACTTTCAATTTAAATTTCTCTTCACGCATACGCTCTGACCAATAAGGCATATCCCAAGGCTCGACCGACTCTAAACAACTCTCTTTTTCGGCATATTCGCGCAATTCTTCGTATTCTTTCATAGCACACGGTAGAGAAACCTCTTTTAAATCATCCAACATCTTCAAAATAGTGGATTCTTTATCCGCCATCTTTGTAGAAAGAGATAGTTGAGTATAGTTATCAAAACCCAATATCTTGGAACGTTCTAACATATTGTCCAAGATAGAGACTATTATTTCTTCATTATTAGCGGCTTTTGAAATATAAGCCATATAAATTTCCTCGCGAATTGAACTATCGGGTATATGCTGCATAGCCGCCATAAAAGATGGTCCACTCATGGTAATCGTCCAAGGCCCTTTTGTTGGTGATTCGGATGACCACAATTCTTTTGCCCATAGGGGCACATTTTTCATCACATTTTTATCCGTCACCACCTTTTTAAACGATTTCGTAGCATCTAATACATTCTCGTTTAATTTACTGGACAGTTCAGAGAGATGTTTGTCGATTTTCACCATTTTTTTCTGTTTCGCAGCAGTTAGATTTACACCTCCGCGTTCCATACCATCGATAGTCAGTTGTATCGTGCGTTTCTCATTTGTATCTTTGGATTTTATCATTTTGATTGCTTTATAGAGGGGTTTGGAATATCCCACCATTTTTCCCAGTTCTACAATATCATTACGGAAATGGTCTTTTAAATCACGTATTTCCTTTGAATCGGACACACTCGAAAGATGGGAAATAACACCGTATGTTTTATCCATAGGATAGTCGATCACATCGATAGTATCGAAAATATCACTAAAAGTATACGTTTTTTTAGTTAATCCTGTCTCAAATTCCTTAAATTTCTTCTTTTGTGTATCAATGAGGTCTTGGACAACAGAATATGTGGATTTACTGATTGTGATTTGCTCAAATAGAGGCAAATAACTACTCAAAAAGGGACTTGTCTGGTTGATTAACGCACTCATCTCAATATTTTATATAAAATAAGTTTTTTAACTCTATTTTACTATTTAATTAATATAGTAAAATAGTGTGGTAATATTCATACATTATTTTCTATTTTTCCTTGTGGTATTTTTAGAGCATTTATTGATGAAATTTGTTATTTTATCCTTTTCTTGGACAAATTCATCGATGTACTCTCTATAAAAGTTACGAAACTCATTGTGACGCTTTTTCATTTCACTTACAGTGAACCAATCTATTTCTATTTTTTCGAACAACTTGCTATCATTTAATATGTTTTTATCCATCGCATTCCATAAAAACTGGTGGTTTTGATTAAAATATCTGGGCAAGTTTTCATCGTATTTAAGAAAGATAATATGAACATGATATGTACCAAAAGTCATTGGGAGATGTCCACCATTTTTCTTAATCATTTTTTGTAATTGTTTTTTGTCTCCTAAAAATCCGGTTAATTCTTCGGACGCCTCTCGTAGTGCTGCTGAATAAGGTGTTTCTCCTTTATCCATTCTTCCGCCAAAATCTGAAAACCCTTTCGCACTGTCTTCCATGGGGTTTTCTTTACCAAACAAAAAACATAATTGGTTTTTATCATTTAATGATACAGGTAGAATACTTCCAGCAACCATTTAATATAATACTATATTTTAGTTTTATACACAAAAATAAAATATATAGTAATTATAAAAAATTACATATAATGAAAGTAGCATTATGTTTCTGGGGTATAACCCGAAGTTTAAAATATACAATTCATAGCATAAATAAATATATATTACAAATATTAAAAAAACATAATATTGAATATAAGATTTTTTTACATACCTTTAAATTCGATACAGAATATAAAAATCCTAGAGCAAATGAAGTTAATATGAAACTAGATTTTGAAGAATATAAATTATTAAACGCAGATTATGTAGATATAGATGATCAAGATGAGATAAAAACGAATATTGACGTATTTAAATATAGAACACACGATGACCCTTGGAATTCCGAATACATATCCGTTGATAATTTTTTATGTGCTATGTATTCCAAAAAACAACTCGGATATATGGTAGAAAATTGCGATGAGACATTTGATTATATTGTTTATTTGAGACCGGATATGAAATATCATACATATTTTGATGTTAAATATTTTTCACTTGCGAATAAATATACAATATGCACACCGAATTTTCATTTATTTCCGAAATTAAACGACCGTTTTTGTATTTTAACCACTTGTAATTTAAAACAATATTATTTGTTATTTGATAAAATGTATAAATATAGTCTTTCGTATCCACTTCATTCTGAACGATTTCAATACCATGTATTTGTGAATGAGTACAAATGGAGTATTCGATATATACCGTTTCTTTTTAACCGTGTTCGTATGAATGGTTTCGAATTAAACGACATTAATAAGATCGATAAACCAAAAAAGAAAAACACAAGAAAAATACTTAATACACCTATAAAACCAAAAGATTTCAATAAAATAAAACCTATGTTTAAATCGATTAATAAGAACACTATAAACGAATTGTCTTTATAGTGGGATCTTTCACATATTCTTCCTCTTGTAATTCAAATTGTTTAAATACAGATTCTTCTATTTTGTAATCGTTTTCAGGAATGCTCTTGTAAAATTTTTCAACATTCATATTTATACGTATTTTATCTGGATTGAAAGCAGACAGATATAATCCTTCCAATGACTGAACCCGTGAAAGTGCTACATATGTTTGTCCACATTCAAATATCTGATTACCTACATCTATATCCGCCATGATTAATGTCGCACCTTGAATTTTATGTATTGTTAATGCCCACGCTAGACATAGGGGTATATAACCTATCGCTATTGAGGGATACTCTTCGGATTGAACAAAATGTAATCCCAATGTCTTTTTCACACCATTTACAAAGGTTACTTCCGGCAATTGACCTTGAGGTGTTTCTATAAAATCACTAATATATCCCTGTGAACCATTACATATTCCATTGTCCATATCTAGATTTACTGTACACATCACAATCGCACCCTTTTTTAAAGACAATGTATCTTGATTTGACGAATTGTTTAATAATTGCTGTAACTCATACTCGATTACTGTCTCGTGTAAATTTTCACACTTTTTCATATGTGCCAGAGACAATGGTTTATTGGATTCAATGTATGTTTTACAGTCTTTTTTTCGCACTTGTTGAAAATGATATACTTGTCCTTCCAATTTCGCAAACATGGTATTGTTTAAATAGTCGGTTTTCGCACGTGTTGGGAACAGTTTTGTTGGTTTACATCCATTATATTTCTCTTCATCAAACTCGCGTCCCACACAATCTTGTAATCGTTTACAATTTTTTTGAGTGAGACATCCAACACGAATTTGTGATAGAATTTCTTTGTATTCGGGATCACGCTGTCTAAATATGGTCTTTAATACAACTATATTTTTTATGGGAAATATAGTGGACCATAGTTTGCTTTCAAAACAGAATTTATCTGTACTTGGATCACCTGTATTACCAACTGGTGGTAATTGATAAAAGTCACCTAGGAACACGATTTGAATACCTCCAAAAGGCATTTGATTGCCCCTCGCCAATTGACCAATCTTGTTTAATACTTCCAATATTTTCATAGACATCATACTTACCTCGTCTATGATTAATACACTCGTCCTTTTCCAAGACGCTTTAATTCGTTTGTTTTTGAGAGCCGTATCAATAATTGTTTTATTTTCTCCTCTACATAATCTAATTCCGCTCCATGAATGTAATGTACGCGCATTACATATTTTAGGCAATAAAATGGTAGCACAACCGGTTAGAGCACATACCTGAGGTTTTATACCCATTTTATTGCTATGTTCTACCAAATATTCGATTAATACTGTCTTCCCAGTGCCTCCTGGTCCTGTTATCAATACATTATTACCTTTTTTAAATAAATCTAATGCATATAATTGTTCTGTTGATAAATTCATAACGTTTAATGTTATAAATTTATATATTTATATTATTTCAATTTTATAGATGTTCTAATTCCAAACACATTGAAATATCGGTGCCGTTTAAATCTATTACTTTACCAAACTCATCTACTAAACGTATATTTAAACGTTGTATATCTACTTCATTTGAATACCGTCTGATATCAGACAAAGAATAACTATGTTTTTCGGCAGTGAATGTACTACCAAATGGATAAAGATTATAGTCGATTGAGATTCTAGCCAATATTTGTTGACTGGCCAATTGCGATGTGGTTGATAGTCCAAGAAAAGAATGGGGATTTCCATTTGTAAATTCATCTACTATCAAATACAAGTATCTTGGACCATTTATATAGACAAAGGATTCAGCAGTTTTACCTTCTAACGCGGCAATTTCATATGACTTCTTTTTATATCCCAATTTCCATCCTAATCTAGATATTGTACTGTCTGATGGCGCTTGTGACTTAACGCCAAGGTAATTTATAGGGGCTTCATCAAATGTAATGGTACACGGATTAATTGAACCGCCATTTGTAATGGTTGCTTTTTTACCAGTGATTGCTATAGTAATATCATTAAATGGAGGTCCTTCGAGCGATAATAAGTCATTTATTTTTGATTCTAATTCGGCTTCTGTATATTGACCATCGGGTATTATGATTGTAGTCTCACTTAATAGGATTTTCATTTTAAATGTATTATTTCCTAGACACGCGCTTATATTATAAAACGTCAGGGGTATCTCAATGTTTCGTAAATGCATACTACGGACATTATTCACCCGTTCGGGTAGTGTTAGTGTATAATTAGCTTTCGTATTTAAATCATAACCGTCGCAGAATCTAGTATCAAGTGTTAAATATTTCGTTTTAGTAGGTTTCACTACATTGGTCATTACCATATGACTTCCGTGTTGAGTAACATCGGGTTCCATAAACATATTTGACTGATCAAAATATTTACTCATCTATTATTTTTTCTATATTCTACCTTTGTATAATATTTTTGGATATCATTCGTATAAAATTGAAGTATTATCTAAACCATATATTTAACGAACGACAAATATGAATCCATCTGAAAATTTCTGTAAATATTGTAGCAAAGAGTTTAATTTCAAATATTTATATGATAGACATATAATCACTTGTGAATTCTTTTATCAGTCGAGACGCCGTCAAGATATAGAGAATAGTTATAATGAACAATTACCGAGTGCTCAAGAACAATTTAAACTAATACAGTATCTAACATTAAAGGTGAAATGTCTTGAAGATGATGTTTCTAGACTTAAAATAAATGCAGGCACACGAAAAAGAAAACTTATTATCGATTTATTAAATAATCCCACAAATCCTAAACCAAGCATTTTATTCGACGATTGGTATAAACAAATAGACACAGATTCACAAGATATGGACGCATTATTTGAAGGTGATATTACAGATAGTATGATTAGCATTCTAGAAAGATATATTTTATCTGAACAAAACCTTCCTATTTGTTCTTTTCAACCCAAACCTAATTCGATATATATATGGACAACTAAATACAATAACAGCGAAATAAAAGAGCCTATATGGGTATTATTAACACCGGCTGTTTATAACACTTGGTTGCTTAAATTAGAACAAAAAATATTGGAACTGTTCCTTAAATGGCAGAGAGACAACGCACTTATGATTAAAAGATGTGATAAGGAAAAAGAAAAGAATATCGCTACCATGCGTAAAGTTAACGGAATTACCGATAAATATGATAAAAAAAGACAGGCTCACTTACATAAATGGATATATACTCGATTGGCTCGAGAAATCGAATTTAATACCGAATATGTGTAATTATTGTGACGCAATGTGCTAACAAATTGTTATTGTTATATTATTTTTAAATAATATAAACATAGAATACTCTATTATACATCTATAATGTCTATAACTATACCACTAAGTCTTATCAATTTGCGTCTAAATAGAGAAACCGCACTCCAGACGATGCAAGTTTTTCTTAACAAAAATCCGGATTTTCAAAGAGAATATGAAGCGTGGGATGCGAAACTAAAAACACGATTTATTGAGACTATTTTGATTGGTAGATCAATGAACCCTATTTGGACAATTCGTAACGATGAAGATGATAGCGAAGAAATATTGGATGGAATGCATAGAATTACCACTGCAGTCGATTTTTTAAATGGTAAATTTGCGCTTAGTTCCAAATTTTTTACGGATGATAACACAGGTGATTATTATGATAAAAAAAAATTTTGTGATTTGAGCAAAGCTGAAAAAGACAAAATTAGAAACTATAATTTTATATTTAATCAGTTGGATTCGTCCTATAGAATAAATGTTAATAAACGTCGGGATATGTATGAAATATTAAATCGGTCAAGTAAGACATTAAATGATTTTGAATTTAACAAAGTATTATATGGTAACTATTTTAATATTATATCGAAATTTAAAGACGACTTAAATAATTTGTTTTTTAATAAGAAGGATAGTAGAGGTTCTATTGAAAATGAAATTATTGAATTGATTGTTTTATCGAGAGAATTACCCCATTCATGGTCGTCTATTAATTCATTACGTAATAAATTCTATCTAGATGAATTGGGTGATGATCAAGAATCTGTAGAAAGGTATCTAGAAAGAAATACAGATACTATTAATGCGAATCTAACAATGCTTCGGAAAATTATATCGACACTTAAAGATAACCATTTTTTTAGTCAGGATAAGGCTACATTTAAATCATATTATTTACCATATAAATTTATTATTAGTCGATTATTGTTTAAATTCAAAAATATTTCCTTATTTAATAGACATATTATGCCTATTATTCAAGAATTGAAAATAAATATTACGGACAAAAAGATTGACGATAACCGTAATGGCGCATTTCAACAAAAAATGATCAAACAAATCGATTTAATTATCGATACATCTTATCGATTGAATTTCGATAAGCGTCTTTTTTCCAAAGAAGATATTATTCGAAAAATAAATGAACAACAAAATAAATGTGCGTCTTGTAACACTGAAAAGGAAAACTATGAGGGCGATCATATCCAGCCTTGGTCAAATGGAGGTAGAACAAATTTTGAGAATTTACAGATGTTATGTAAAGACTGTCATCGTAAAAAAAGCGCATCAGAATCATCCGCCATTTGAAAAGATAAAATTGAATATTTAATAATTGTTTTTAATGTTATTAAATATTATACAAAATATGAGCAGTCCTCCTGATTTCTTAGCATTGAAAAATCCCCATCCAAGAGACGCATTCATATCTTTCGATGAAGGACCTCATATTTATACGGTTCATGGCGATTCCACCTTCACGTCTGTAACTACATGGAATCACACCCATTTTCCACATTTTGATTCGGATGCGATTATTGACCGAATTTTAAAAAACAAACGTCGCAATGACCCTACTTATAAATATTATAAGAAAACAAAAAAGCAAATTCAGGCGGATTGGGATAAAAATCGGGATGAAGCGGCGGCTGCTGGAACGAATATGCATTATGATATTGAATGCTATTACAATGAAATGGATGTTAAAAACGACAGCGTTGAATATTCTTGGTTCCTTCGGTTTGTGAAAGATTTTCCCGAATTAAAACCTTTTCGAACAGAATGGTGTGTTTATTATGAAGAATTGAAATTGTCCGGTTCTATTGATATGATTTTCGAAAATCCGGACGGTTCTCTTCAAATTTATGATTGGAAACGTTGTAAAGAAATATCTTATGATAACAATTTCGGACAATCTGCTATTACTCCTTGTATTAAACATCTTCCCGATACGAACTTCTGGCACTATTCGCTCCAATTAAATGTCTATAAACGCATTTTGGAAGTAAAATATGGGAAAAAAGTAACCACATTGTTTCTTGTTTGTCTTCATCCAAATAGCGGATATGATACATATGACCGAATTTCTGTTCCTATTTTGGAAAAGGAAATCGATGACTTATTTGAAGTGCGAAAAAAACAGATTGAATAAATATCGAAATATTGTATATTTAAATGGACAATACACAATTTCTTTCTCTAATCACCCGATATTTAAATGAACCATTTTTAGAAGAATTTGTCGAATATTACTTGGCCGAAGGTGTCGACCGTATTTTTGTTTTATATGATGTCGATTCCACTATTCCTATTAATGATAGTGTTAAAAATAATGCGAATGTTACCATTATTAACTCATATAATTTTAAAAAAAGGCAAAATATGGATGTGAATACAGTATATTCGAAAATTAGAAAGGAATTTAAATGGAATATTTTAGTCGATTGTGATGAATTTATTACATCTACCGACCCGACACATACACTTCGCCAAGAATTATCAGTTACTTATAAAAATGTAGATTGTGTTAAAATTCCTTGGGTAATGATGTCGTCGGGTGGTCTAGAAAGGGATCCCAGTTCTATATTACAGAACTTAACCTCACGATGGGACCACGATTTAAAACACCCTCATCCTGAAAATTGGATAAAAGGGAGATGTCGATATAATGAAATAGAAGTCAAATGTATATCTAAA